CCTACTGGTAATAGTTTTACAGGTCTAACTGGATCTACAGGATCTACAGGTAATGCATTTACTGGACCTACCGGCAACAGTTTTACAGGTCTAACTGGTAGAACTGGACCAACTGGTAACGCGTTTACAGGTCCCACTGGTAGAACTGGACCAACTGGACCTTCACCAGATTTATCTTTATTTCCAACACTAACAGGACAAAACATATTCACTAATTCAAATGAATTCACAGGAACATTCTCCACATATAATTCACCAATTCTTACCTATACACAAATACCAATGACTCTACCTAATACCAATCAAGTCGGATTTACAGTTAACACAACTGGTTCTGTAGCACAAATAGTAACTGGTAATACAAATATAGGTACTCTTCCTTTAAATATTGGAATATGGCTTTGTGGATGGCAAGCTGATGTTACATTTGCATATCCAGTAACAATTGCATATTTAATTTTGGGGTTTTCTGTCTCATCATCAACTATACCAGTTTATTCGCAAACAGTAATATCAAATACTATTTCATTTACTAGTACTAATACTACCACCGGAACTACTATGCCATATAGTGGTTCCTATATAATTTTTAATAGCTCAGCAGGTCCTACCACTCTTTATTTTCAATGTTATGCATCTTTAACTGCTGGAACAGCTCATCCTTCAATCCCTACATTTACACTATCAGCAACAAGAATAGCTTAGAATCATAATGAATCCTGAGTTTTATCATCAGACATCCTTTTCTTTGTTAACCTTTAATCTCCAGGCTGATTTATGAGCCTGGAGATGACTTTGAAATTGTTACCAAAATTGGCAACAATTTCAAATAAAGGCATATGCTAATTTTCCAAACTGTCCCAATTTTGGGACAGTTTGGAGATTAGACATTAACTCTTTCGTGCCTGAAGTAACCAAATATGGTTACTTAGTCACTCAAAAATTCCCTTTCAGGCATGAAAGGGTTAATAGATTCGGTGTATATTATTCATTCATGACTTCGTAAAACAACACCTACTCTTCATCTAATCACAATTACACCTTTTCTCATTTATATTCATCAGGCATTCTGCCTCCTGAATCTTTTCGTTCCGTCCGTCGCTCTCCGTCGCTTCGCGACTCCTGCTCCTCACAACACAATAAAAAGCCACGAGCGTATAAAGTCAAAAAATAACCTGTGAGTTTTTTGTTACACGAAATCAAAAAGAACAAAACAATTACCGTAGAAGATTTACTTTATTTGACTAAAATAAGTTTCCCGATTTTCATATTCATCAATCACATTTACACCGAATTATCAATGATAACAATGTTACCCTGAAATTAACCCGTATTCGGCACGAACCGGTAAAACGATTTGGAAAAGATATCAATATCAATGACAACATTACCAAATTTTATTATAAAATCGGCGTTTTAAATGAGAAAAGGTGTAAAAATATTAATCATGTATTTTTTATATTGCTACCAATATTGGTAACAATATAATTTCATCTGGTATTATTGTTTCGCGAGTCCTATTTTTTCTATATACCAAACATCATCTTCCCTAATACTCTGGTGTATGTTTCTTAAATAATGACCCCTGCGAAGACAAATTTGTCACATCTCCGGTGACAATGCTTGGATTTTGATTAGCACATGTTGACATCCAAATTTTTATGATACAAAAGTTTTTCTTTGGCGAAATGGTAATCCCCGTTACGTTGGCAACAAAAGACGACTGTTTGCTGATGGAATCTCCGACAAGAACATAACTAAGTTCTTTCCATACACTATATACTAATTTGTTAGATACTTTATAGGAGAAGCATCCACCATTACGGTTTTTCGGATCTTCCCAAATAGGTTTGATACCATCCCGCATCAAGAAGAGCATGCAATTCTTTACGAGAACATCCGGCAGAGTTTCGGTAACAGCGATAGTCTCCTCTATACTGCTGACAGTATAGATTTTCTTATAGCTATTAATACTCCAGTCCGTATCATGAGGTAAATGAGCCCACAAAGACCATTTATCCGACAAATTATGAAATCCTTCCATTCTTGTTGCCAACGTAGAATGAGGAGTTACCATTTACATATATTTGTTTCATTTTTTTATATTGTTTTTTTCTGAATCATATGGAAGCCGTTGCTTGGCGACCCAGGCTCCTCTTATTTATTAGTATAACTATTGCGCATTCTTTACATTTTTATTCTTAGGTTGAGATCCATATACAAGAAAATCGGTCATCGTTGATTCATATGCTTCTGTCATCATATTTTGCAACTTCGCGAATGAAATATCATAGTCGTGAAAATAAGGTGCATCAGAATTGTCCGGTATTATTTCCAATCGTTCTCCCTTATTATCTTTTTCTAGTGAACTGGACTTTTCATCGGATTCTAATGAGGTGTCGGCGTCCACGGCGGTCTTCGCGTCGGAACTTTTCTCATATTTATCGTGCAAGTATGTAAAGGATTCACTACTGCCCAAGGTTAGCATATTCACATTATCATCTATTAAATCCAAGCTATAGTTATCTAGTGGATAAGCATTGGTCCTGTGAATTTTGTTATAAATATCATTCAAATAATGTTTCCTTAGAAAATATATTAAAAATGCTCGGTCAATCATGTTTCCAACCACCGCATAATTATAGATATCATTAACAAGGTTTATTTTAAATCGTTCGTCTTTGATAACAATCTCCATCATTATAAATCGTGTCATAGATGGACTGAAATTATCAAATGATTCCGGGATACATCTGTAAATAGGTTTATATATGTGTGTTGTATCTATTAAAAAGTCATATTCTCCTTCAAATAGCGAAGCCTCCATCCTTACGCATCTATGAATGACATCTCCATCCTTGACAAATTCTATGGTCTTAATTATGTCTGGATAGGCATATTTGCAAAATATATTTATATACATATTATCCATCACATTTTTTCTTAGTTTTCCATATACAATCTGCGCGCGACTAAAAAAAAGAATAGACGTGTACCCTAAATTTATAACTTTATCTAAATAATATACTGGATAACAGGACATTATAAAGGCTGCGCTAGCAAGAAAGAATGCGCTTATTTGCGGAATCATGTTACTATATTTGGTGAATAAACTTTATATTGTTTTATGGACTTTTTATTTGAAAAAGCGTATAAAACGGATCGGTATTGGTGAATGTTATCCTTGACATAACAAAGGTGGAAACTTACTTGGATTTTGTCCAGATACAGTTGATTCTGGCAATTTATTTGTATATTTCAAGCAACTAGGATTATTAGAGAATCCGTGATGATATGCTGGTGTATTTTGAATAATAATGGTGCTTGAGTCTGGTCTTGAAGGAGTGGGTGGAGATGTATCTTCTTTAACTTTTCCAGTCGTTTCTTTCAAACCAAACATGTACAAAAGCATTGCAACAATAACTGTCATTAAAACAAATGGGATAAACACAATAATCCATGAAATTATACCTAAACCTCCTTGACACAAGACATTCAATAAAAAGCCGATTATTGACATGACAACGAATTTCATTAATGCGGTATTGTATAATCCTTTCATTATATCAATAATGATTTGTGTAAGCGAAAATACGATATAAATGAGGGCAGGAGGACATACAGGCAGATTCATGTTATATATCCTTTTGAAAAAATTTTATCTAATAATCAAATGAAGAACGGTTCGCCGTCCTTCAAATAACCCACTTTTTTACCAACTTCGTCATTCTCCAGTGCTTCATAGATGATACCATTTTCTTCATTGGTTGTGTAATATGTAACATCATCTATTTCTATTTCAAATACCTCGTCTTCTTCCTCTTCCTCTTCCTCTTCCTTTTTCTCTTTCTCATCTTCATCTTTGTCATCGTCATCGCCTTCATCTTCTGTTTCTAATTCCTCTTCCTTTTCAGGTTCCTCCTTCTTTTCAGGTTCCTTTTCCTCCTTCTTTTCAGGTTCCTCTTGCGTCTTTTCTTCTTCCTCGTCATCCTCCTCATCCTCATCATCCTCATCCTCATCCTCATCATCGTCCTCATCCTCATCATCGTCCTCTGCTGGTGCAAGTTCAGATTCAGGTTCCTTCACAACAATTGCCTCATAGATCTTTTCAATGGGCTCAGATTTATCAGGTTCATCAATAGACTCAACAATATTCAAGGATATATTTTCTTGCTCCAGTTTCATACTATCATTTTCCATCTGCAAACGTGTTACATCTTCTTGCAAGCGAGCAATTTTATCCAACAATGAACGACAAATTTGCTTATCTAGCTCTACTTCAAGAGCATTTTCAGAGATTATTGAATCGCGAATTAACGATGGATGACAGTTGCAACAGAAAGAATTCGTAGGCAAAACGCCGGATGATTCTGATCCTTGTAACAACTTTTGCACAACAGGTAGTTGCATAACTCTATTATGAGTATCTTGATATTCATCATACTTATCTATAAATCCATCTAATAATCCATATAATTCAGTCTCAATAAGAGCTGAAACTTTTGATAATAGGGGTGTCAGTGTGAATGTTTTCTCAGACATAGGTTAACTATATATACGAGGAATTGTTTAATATGATTTGTAATATATTTTCTTTGGTGCATACCACATACTGCATTGTGGTATAGTGAGGAGCAGGACACGCGAAGCAACGGAGAGCGATGAACATAATTACGAGACAGAATGCCTGATAATTATGTAGCATAATGATTATGAAAAATAAACAACAGACCGGATACATTCGCGGTAAATGCGTTTGTGTCTCTCTTTTTATTCGCTCTATGTAAGGTAGAATATGGAAAAGGTTTCCTTTATAAGCAATGAAGATATGGAAAAAAAGATCGCTGTTGTTATGAGACAAACGGATTTTACATCCGATATAGCGAGAGAAAAACTGATGGCATGTGATTATGATGAAATCAAATGCATCAAAGCCTATTTAGGAATTGTTGAAAAAGTCACACAGAATGCGCCAGTTTCAGTAAATCAGCAAATTTATCGCGAAATAAGGAATAAATTAAGCGGACAAGGAACAAGTGTATGAAGATATAGAGAGAAGCCAGTAATTATTTTCTGTGGGCGCGCGTCCTTTTTTTCCCCTTGCTTTTTCTTCGTTTGGTTCTTCTTTTTCCACCCGTATAATCATCTGGTGATCCAGTGAATTTAAGCTGTTTTGTCATAGCGCGAAAGTGTAAACCAGTTTGAGCTGCCAATGTATGAGTCGCTAAAGAATTTACCTTGGGTGTATTCAAATAATCCGTTTTCTTGCACGCGATCGCCTTCAATAAACAACGAATCGTTTGATCCCTCGCCTCAGGTGTTTCCTTGCTCATAGAATCCATCTTGTTTTTTGCAGCAACAGTTGCCATAACACCGTCATAAAAAAGTTGGTTTTTGCTCAAAAGATCATTATATGGCGAACATCCCGCTACAGACCCTTCATCAGAAGTACTCATGTAATATTATATTATATGAGTATTATATTTTTTACCTGTCTTCAACTCGCCATACCGAACTTTTCGCTTACAATTGTATTCTTTGTAGGCGCCTTTCTTTGAAGCTTCTTCTTAACGTTATAATTATTAGAAGGAATCACCTTATTATTGATAATATGATCCTCGTTATCTTGATGCAATTCTGGCATAATACGCGTCAGTGGTTTATCTACAATCAAGAAAAGACGCTCATTACTTAATAACGCGCGATATTCTTGGATAGTCAAGTTTCCATAATACTTCTCCAACATATAGAATGGATTCGGGGCTGGCTTAATATTCTTCTTATAATCATAAATTTTCGCATAAATATAATTGAGCAAATAATATCTCTCAAACTTGGTTGAGCTGTCTATATTTTCCTCCATTAAATGCGCCACGCCGCACTCTGGGCTGCAAAAACAGCCATATACATGATAAGAGTCCCTCAAAAAATATTTGGGAATATAAATCGGTGGATTATCAAAATCATATGTGCACCAAAAGCAGGCAGACTTCTTATCGCTTATATTATTGATATGCAAATTGTGCTCTAGCTGTTTGAGTTTTTTCCAAATCTCTTTGGTTTCTGGAAAATCGTCATTGCACGATGTATGGTCTTCAGCGACATTCTTATCAATAAAAATGTGGTTCGTCTCTGAATGAATCATCTCATAAGGCAAATCCGAAGAAAAATGGAACGACTCCATATCCATATTTTGGTTCAAGTTCAAATCCTTCAATGAGCACTTCAAATGCAAAATAACATTCGGCTTTTCCTCTTTCGTATCCAATAAAGGCGCAATTTGCTGGATAATCTTTCCGCCTTTGGGTTTACGACCGCGCTTTTTAGCGGGAGGTTTATCATCAGTGGCGACAGCATCCGATGATTCTAAATCGTCAGTGGTCTCACATTGAATCTCGGGATCGGGTACAGGCTCGGGCTCTGAAATAATTATATTTTCTTCCTTCTTAGATTTTCTACCTCTTTTAACTTTAATATCACTTGGAGACATTCTATAACATATCTTTGCACCGTTAATTTAAATTGTTTTAATAAATACTTTTTAGGTTTCTGGAGAAGCATCCATACAAGAGGAATAATAGCATCCTCTGCAAACCGGTATATAATTGTCAGATCCGATCAACATTTGCTGTTTTTCTTGTGTCAACCTCATAGAGAATATTCCATTTTCCCCATTTTTACACATACTACACAAAGACGTGAGTTTAGTAACTTTATCAGATAGCGGCACGAGATCCAATATTGTTCCGAATCGTTTGCGCTGAAAATCACCGTCTAGACCGGCAACATAGACCTTTTTTCCTGCGCGAAGCATTTCTTCAACCATAGGTACCAAATCATCAAAGAATTGAGCCTCGTTTATCAGGATCACCTGCGATGCACGTAGTTTTGCGTGATTCTCCGATTCCAAGACCCAGATATCTTGAATATGCGATGTTTGTATACACGGAATCATCGTTTTGTCATGAGTGCTTAACATGGAATCGTGATATCGTGTATCTTCAGCGTGATTTATGACTGCTACAGGAATATTGCAAAAGATGCATTGCTTGTATATTTCAAGCAATTTACTGGTTTTTCCCGAGAACATAGGGCCGATAAAAAGCTCTAGATAACCAAAAGACATGTTTCCTTTATTTCTTGGATCGTGTTGCAAGTATGTGCATTCATTATAACGCATAATTTTATTTCAATAATTTCTTTTAACATTTAATCTCTAATATCATTATTGCGCGTAGATATTTACACTTTTGAAAGATTTAACCCTTTCAAGCCTGAAAGGGAAATTTTGAGTGGCTAAGTAACCATATTTGGTTACTTCAAGCACGAAAGAGTTAAAATGGAACAAATTATGAGTAAGTTTTTTCTATTTTTATTATAGAATTTATAACTTTACGAAAATATAAATTTATTTTTAATGAATTCAATATCATTTTTATCTATATATTCTTCATTCTCCGCATATGTTAATTTTATATACTGCTTATTATGTTCTATATTATTTTTTGCGAAATCATCCCAATCTTCATATTCATCACTATCATATTCATCCTCATCACCTGTAACTCTTACAGCAACTTCAATATTATTATATTCAAATCTATACTGATAGTTATAAAAATTATCTGTCGTTGTGTCAACAAAACAAAAGTCACCTTTAATTATTTTTTTAGCACCCATATCTTTGATAATTTCATCTACTTTGTAAATATTTTCAGGCGTTATAACAAAATCATATTTTTCGGTTTTCTCTAGTAAAAAATGAAATGACTTCATTAGAAAATCCAAATCTTCTTTATTTATTTTTGTTTTATCATATTGTATTGTCATATCCTGAGCATTCTCGCTTCTCCACCATATACCATTATCACTACAATTGTATCTAAATCTTATATTGGTAGATATATTTTTATACATAAAATCATAATCATAATCCTTACCATAATCTATATATCTATAGTTGTTTTCATTTAACAATAATATATTTTCTATTGTTTTGACTATTCTATCTTCATCAAAAATATACAAGTCATAACAAATACATTTACTGTTTTCATCATCAGTATTTAGTTCCATAAGTTATTATTATATTATTCGTTATATTTAAGCGTGTTAATAATATATATGCCTGTTTCCAAAAATATACCTACTTGGATACATTTTGAAAATTAGACATTAATACTTTTCCAAAAGTATATATAGACAATTCAATAATAATAAAATACGATGGCTTCCACATTTGGAATAAATACATTTTGCCCTTTTGTAGAAAAGCATAGGCCGACTCAATTTGACGATATTGTGTTGGATCCATTGAACAAGCAGATTCTCAAGAATATTATAGAAACCTCTTATTTTCCCAACTTGCTTTTTTATGGTCCGCCTGGGACAGGTAAAACAACCACTATTATCAACTTGGTGAACGCATATCAAAAAAGAATCAATAATCAAGATTCAGGCCTAATGATCCATCTGAATGCATCGGATGAGCGCGGTATTGATATTATTCGCAACCAAATCAATTGCTTCGTCAATTCTAAACCGCTTTTCAATGAAGGAATAAAGTTCGTCATCTTGGACGAGGTGGATTATATGACAAAAAACGCACAACAAGCTCTGCGATATTTACTGCAAAATTATTCTAGCTCTGTGCGATTTTGCTTAATTTGCAATTATATAAGCAGGATTGATGACGGGTTGCAGAACGAATTTTTACGTTTACGTTTCAACCAACTTCCTCAAAAAGACATTATCTATTTTTTGAAAAAAATATCAGACTGTGAACATTTGAATATGGATGATAAATCATTGCACTGCGTACAACAGTTGTATAAATCGGATATACGAAGCATGGTAAATTTTATGCAGTCAAATCAAAATATATTGGATTCTGATTACAAGATTATTGATAATGATATATGGTCTACTTTATTCACTAAAATTATAAACAACGCACCTATAAATGACATGGTAAAATACATTCAATATATTAGCCAAACCTATAATATTGATAAAAAGAATATAATTAACGATTTTCTAAATTATATTATTCGCAATAAACCAGAATTAGTGACCTCGGAATTTCTAAACTTTGTTGAGAACGTCATGCATTTCCAAGATTGCAAAAGTTATATTCATTATTGGCTAGTTCGCTTAATCTCTATTTTCACCTCAAGTTCACCCATTCTCTTATGAAGTTTCTTCATAAAATCATTCGGAGGCGACGATTTAAACGGGTCAAACAAATGACTATTACATTTTGTTTCTCTTAAAAATCCTTGTGGGATTGGTATAGCAGAGGATTTTCCTTTAACGACTTCCATTTATATATGTAATTACTTTATACCAAAATAATTGAAATAAAAATAATTCAAAGCAGCTTAAAGAACTGACACGCATAGTATACAATGACTTTAAACTTGGATGATGAATGGGAAAATTTCATATCTTCTGCTGGAGATGAAGAAGATATGGAAGACATTGGTGAGTGTGTAAGTGCAAATATTATGAATGAAACTTGTCCTAAAGCATCGCCTATTTATATTTCAACAAAGACAAATATATCGTATTTGAATATGCCGATTGATCTGAAAACGGTATTCTGGAAAATTCCAGTTATTCCTTATGCTCAACCTATAATTGGTGTAATAAAAAAGCAGATGAAATTTAACTCATTGCTTTCGGAAGAGCTTGATGATATTCAACAACGCTTGCAAAAGGAGACGTATGTGGAGGAGAACGTAATTACGAGTATCAATAATCCTACCGGGAGAATCAAGTTCAAGGACATTCGCAAGGTCAGTATTGGAATTTCACGAAAAGATCTGATGAGTTATCGCTGTAAGAAGAAGAGCGCGTTTTATAATTGTTTTGTTATGATTTTGCGTATAAAAAATGGAGGGGTATTCAAGGAATTTCATGTCAAGGTTTTTAATACGGGAAAGTTAGAGATACCTGGTATTCAAACTGAAGAGGCCTTTCTAGAAATATTGCAAATGGTAATTAATATATTGCAGCCACATATTGAAGAAAAATTGGAATATCAGTTGAATTCTACTCAGACTGTTTTGATCAATTCCAATTTTAACTGCGGATTCTTTATTAATCGTGAGTCGCTTTTTGACATTCTAAAATACAAATACAATATTCAATGCATATATGATCCGTGCTCTTACCCTGGAATACAATGTAAGTTTTATCATGATACTGAAAAGGGAATTCAAACAGGGATTCAAAACTCTGGAGATAAAAAAGAGGACACCACTACAATAACAGACGTATCGTTCATGATATTCCGCACGGGAAGTGTGCTTATTGTTGGAAAATGTGATGAGTTTATATTGAGGGTTATTTATGAATTCTTGAAGGATCTTCTGATTAGCGAGTTCCATCAAGTTGGATTGAAAGTTATTGATCAGGCGGGCATTGTTGCAACCAAGGATAAGAAAAAGAAGATTCGCAGAAAACAAATTGTTGTAAACGCGGATAGTTTATGAATTATCCATATTCATCCGGCATTCTGCCTCCTGAATATACTCGTCACTCTCCGTCGCTCTCCGTCGCTTCGCGACTCCTGCTCCTCACAACAATTACACTTTGAAAACTTCCAGTGCTTTAAGCATATGAGTCGTATTGTCTTCTCCTGTGAATAGTTCGTCTATTTTATTTTTAATATCCCGAATTTTAGATGTTATGTTTGCGAAAAGTTGTTTTTCTTTTAAGCGCATAGTAACGTAATTTTCGTCGGATGACTTGAGCGTATAGATCGTTTTTTTGTAGACATAAATCGCAGCATCTCGCGAACTTAGTTGCAAAAACATGTTTTGGCTTTCAGACACCTGGCTGATAAATTCAATGTAAAAATAGATGGATTTTTCAGTATGATATTGTACCGCATTCAAATTCCTTGTATAAAGTAAAATATGTTGGAATACATGAGTGATAGTGTCTAAACCGCGAAAGAAAATAAAATGTGCATGCTTCTTGTTTTTTATATTATTTATATATTTATACATGCATTTTAAGAATTCACCTACAATCGCGATATAAATATTGATAATATCATGCAAAGAACTTGATAATTCGGTTTTGTAGGTTTCAACAGATTGTAATATATATGAATTGGTCATATATTACTTTTGGAAAATAACTATTATAATAATTTTAATCATTATAATATAAAGACTAATAAATCTCTAACTAATATAAATGTCTGAACAGAAGCAAATTACTGGTGGGGAATCAAACTATAGATTACCAAGCGAGACTACTTTGAAGCATGCTTCCAAACTAGCCATTGTTGAGGATAAGCCTATCATGTTAGATTATTGGACATGCTCATTAGATAAGAAAGCGTTGGTAGGTGTAAAGGAGACTGGAGAGAAGCTTTTAGTTAAGAGCGAGGATGAGTACACCAGTCCGATTGCAAAATTCTACAAGAGCGCAACTGAGTATATTATTATCACTGAGAATTCCATTTATTTGGTTTGCTCTGAGATTCCTACCAAGAGAATTTCTTAACTCTTTCGTGCCTGAAGTAACCAAATATGGTTACTTAGCCACTCAAAAATTCCCTTTCAGGCATGAAAGGGTTAAACCTTTTACAAAATTGGGTATAATATACAAATAATATATTTGTATATTGTAATATGTCTGAAAATAAAATCCCTTTAGCTATTAGTGGGGGAGGAGGAGGAGGTCTCTGGAATTTTCCTGGTGGTTTCTTATATAAAAATAAAGGTGGTGGTGGTGGACGCAGGAACCCTCCATATGGGCTTATTTGTGGACGTCCTGCAGACGTTAATAATAGATATGTTCCTGGGGCAGGAGTTGGAGCGACTAGTATTTCAAATAGACGCGCAAAAAAACTTCATTCCACAAAATGTACATTACCTCAAGCATATATGCAGCAATGTTCCAGTCTAGGCCTGTATGCAAAGGGAGGAAGTGGTAATTATGCACTTAATTGGTTTATTGGAGATTCTTTGCCAAATGTCCCAACGGGTTCTATTATACCCATTATCCCTATTAACCCTGTTGCGCCCATTGGTCCTTTTTTATTATCATTTACCACAGTTGGTACAACTACATGGATTGCGCCAGCAACAACAACCTCTGTAAGTTACTTTATCGTAGGTGGCGGTGGTGGTGGAGGTGGAGCATATGATAATGGTGGAGCAGGCGGAGGAGGCGGTGGAGTTGCATTATCTGGAACTGTAACTGTGATACCTGGAAATACATATACAATAGTTGTAGGTGCAGGTGGGGCTGGTGGAACCGCAAATAGAAATCTTACACCACAAGAATATAATGGTAGCGTAGGAAATAATTCTAGTTTTGATATCATTACAGCTACTGGCGGTGGTTTTGGTTACAGGAGTCGCGCCAATGCAGGCACTTCTGCTGCGGGAGGATCTGCCGAAGTAGATAGCACACCAGCTACGGGTGGAAGCGGTGGAGGTGGTGGAAGAGGGGGTGGCGGAGGTGGTGGAGACAATACTGCAGGTGCAAGTGGAGGCCCTAATAATCCAAGTGGTTCTGCAGGTGGGGCTGGTGGTATTGGAATAACAAATAGCCTAACTGGTTCCACTATTTATGGCGCAGGTGGTCTAGGTGGAAGCTCTGGCTCAAATAACAATGGAGCGTTGAGCCCTGCAAATACTGGAAAAGGCGGTGATGGTGCTGGATCAGCATCATCTAATAACGTAAATGCTAGAGATGGTGGATCTGGTATAGTAGTTATACAGTTTTATGAATAATTGAAATTATATGTTTATATGATTCTAACAATCATATAAAAAATAAAAATAGAAGCTTTCGGTGGGACTTGAACCCACCACCTTGCGCTTACTAAGCGCATGCTCTAACCAGATGAGCTACGAAAGCATATACATAGCTCCCAAAGGGAATTGAACCCTTGATCTTTTGTTTACAAGACAAATGCGATACCACTTCGCCATAGGAGCGCAATCAACACCCCAATTGCAAACACCAATATCTACCCATTTCGCGAACACCCGTTTTTGCCACACCCAAATTATTCATATGATGTGCCTTTACACCTTTGCACATTTAAAACGCCCATTTTAGAGGACAAAAAAATATGCGAAGGATAATTGCGAATTTCACGCCTTAACATACTTATCTTCCCGAAGGAGTATCGCAGTTAATTATAATTGGTTGGACTTCTTCCTTAGAAGAAGGTAAGAAACATTCAGGACGCTTTTTTCCCGCCTTTTGTAATTTCAATAAATATAGAATGTTCTTTGAAGCATTGATGTCTCTGTCCATACAGCATAATGAGCACTCGTTGAGATTACAACGGATTACACTGTTGATTTGAGATAATCTTGCTTTGGTATATGTTCCATCACGCATTTTTCGTATTACTCTATTTTTATACAACTCAATTGGTTTATGGCAACAATTACAAGTTTTGCTGGTATTGTATTCATCTACATCTACCACATCACAATATTTTCGTAGTTCATTTTTGAACTTCTTAATGGGGGCGGTAGGATGTTTCTTTACTAAACCATGTTGTTGTGAAAAATCTCCAAATCCTACTAAGGTTTTCTTCTTTCCAACTATGCTCTCGCATATCTTATGTAAAGTTGCTTTTCCACGACAATAGGAACGAAATGATAAACCACGAAAATTCTTATAGAGATGAAACTGAAAAATAACATTCATATATGGATATACATATTTGAAATAGTTTCGCATTCTTTCCAAACTGGTAGTTTTGAAACTTGGAATGTTTCTCCACATTTCATAATGTTCCCAATTTTTATACCACATTTCCCTTTTCTTACAAGCATATTTCATTTTACAATCATGTCTATAACTGGGCGTGGTTGTTTCAATCACCCTTCCCTCATCATTACATGAGGTTTGTAAGCTACGCACACCAGGGTCAATCCCGACAAGTTGTTCGTAATTTACCTTTTTTATGTCTTTGGCTTTTGGTGCTTCAAATTTAGGTTTCCTTAATCTTACTACGCCCACTTTTCCATCTGTGTAAATAGCATAAGAAAACTTCCGTTCCTTTGTTTCATATTTTTCTATTTTGAAAAGTTCATACCAATATACCAATTTGTTTTCATCAAAATCCTTTGGAACAGGTTGCTTTGTAAAATAAGAAATGATATCCTTCAAACAACTACTACAAATTTCAATAGCAGACAAAGTAAATGAGTTTTT